CAAATTAATGGAGAGTACCGGCAACAAGTATACCACTGAATTAAAAGATGAAGCTGAGCATGCTTTCCGTCCTATTACCGAAGTTGAATTCTTAAAGAGATCTTTTAGAAGAATACCTTCAAGAAATCGATGGGTGGCACCTCTTAGGGAGGAAGCTATTGCTGAAATGTTAAATTGGACTAAGAAAGATAGAGAAAGTGCTCAAATTACTTTAGACAATATGGTATTTGCTATAAGAGAATTTTCATTACATGGTGAAGAAAAATTTCAGTATTGGAAGGAAGAAATAATGCATTTGAAACATAAAATCTTCCCGAGAATGCTACCACATGGGGATATCCCTATGAACTACGAACTATGTCTGGAAAAAGTTCTAAAACTATTACACCAATTCTAGCCCCAAAGGCGAGGCACTGTGTGATCTTACTATAGATAATCTACATTTATGCAATTAACATCTATAGTATTGCTACAGAGCTAATATCCTGCCTATTTAGGAAGAGTCACAAACAGGATTTGGGCAGCCCCCATAAACAAATAGAATTGCATACTTGACAGTCTAAAAGTGTAAACTGTCCTGTAAAAATCACTTGCTACAAATAAAGAAAGTATTTCTGAAAATATCAGCCATTCAACATCTGATATTGTTTCGGAATCAAAACAATCCTCTGGTAATATCTTGGTACCCCATGATAGAACTTCAGAGATGAAGGTTGGTCAGTCTAGCGTCATGGCTACCACTACCTATGTTGATGATGACGTTGTTGTTTCCACAGATCAACAACATGACGCGCATATTGATCGCACTTTACTTAGTGTTTTCAAGACGCAACAAGTTCAGGAGGACATTTTGTCCTTCCTTAAGAAACCTATCCGCATTAAAACGGGCACATTTAATATCACTGATACTTATAGTTTCCTTAATAATATTCCAATGCCTTTTGCTGCGTTCAATGGATCCCAAGCTGCTTTATGGAAAAATAAGCTAGCGGGATTCTTTGGAATGCGTATGGACATGCGTTTTCGCATTGTCGTTAATGCTAACAAGTTTCAACAAGGCAGATATTGTTTGGGTTGGGTGCCGAATGGCTCAATGTATCCAACTATATCACATCTTAAAGAAGTTATTTTTACAAATATGCATACAGCTACTCTTGTACAAAGAACTACTATAAAAAGAGTTGAAATTGACCTAGCAACCGATACTGCTGCTGAACTTGTTGTACCTTTCATGTCGGCTTACAATTTTTATCCATTAACTTCAATAACAACTCCTATTAGAGATTTCTCTCTAGGAGATTTGCTTTTGTATCCTTACATTCCAATGTCTTCTCCTGAAGGTTCAACAACAGCTCCATATACCGTATATGTCAGTTTTGAGAATGTTGAACTATATGGTGCCGCTTCACCTCAGTCTGGTCTTTCCATTCCTGATAAGGAAGTAGGCAATAAAACTTTAGGCCCAATATCTAGTATTTCAAATGCTGTTGCTAAAGGTTTTAAAGAATTTGAAGAAATTCCATTGTTAGGATCTTATGCCAAAAGTATTGGCTGGATTTCCAATTGCATTACTAATACTGCGAGTATCTTTGGTCTTTCAAAACCAAATCCAGGTTCTAACAGTATGAGAGTACAAATTCAAACTATGCCTACTCATAGTACTATTGATGGTGATACTGACGCACGTTCCTTAGGTTTAATCTCTAAACCCGGAACAGTGTCAGTATCTGGTCTTAGTG